GGGGATTTCTCCCCCATTTAGTTATCCGTTACTTACGAAAGAATTCAATGCTTTTGCCTTAGCAATAACTTGTTCTTCAGTTGGGTATGGGATTGTTGGTCTTTCTGGAATAGATAAACCTGCTCCGATGCAAGCTTCGACATCATAGTTATACTTCATATTGATAGCATCTACTTTTTGAAAGTATTCGTCCATCAATAATTCTTTCGCCATTTTTAGAAGTTCAAGGCGAATCTCGAACGGTGTTTTGTTAGACATAATGTCCTCCTGTGTAATGTGTGTGTAAGTATGTTATTGAGTGCATAAAAATTGAACTGCGTCAAAACATACATCATGTAGAGCATTGTGTTTTATAAAACTTACAGGATGCTCAATAGTATTTATATGGTTTCTACTCAGATATTTATCTTCTATAGAAACATTCAAAAGAGTTCTAATATCACGATACTGGTAATGTCTAAAAGACCCATAGGTGTTCAGATTGAGTTTTATAGATTCATACCACATAGGTTCTGTATATCCTCTTGACCAAACTGGTGTATTATTTGTAACACCATTCATTTCAAGATACTCATTCAAAAGGTTTTCCATATCAGGTAGTTTAACATCATCATCTCTTCTTGTAAGAACTTGACTTGCTTCCTCATTTTGTTCTGTCCACCATAGAAGAGTGGATTTATTAATATTTCTACCATAAGTTTTCATTTGATCTTTTGCGTCAAGTTTTACATAAAGACCTTGTTTTAAAAGTTTATTAAATGTTGCCTCTACGCCATCGCCAACAATATCATAATCGCTTGGATCGAAAGCAACAACACCCAAACTTAACAATACACTATTCTCATTTAACCCTAAAGATTCAAAATCAAAGATCACATTTATCATAATAACCTCAAACTGAAATACCAGAAAAATCCAATGTCTTTTTCTTTTGAAGAAAGTTACTACCATGACTAGGTGTTTCACCTTCTTCACCTGTTGATACAGAACCAACACTACTATCATCAATATCAAAAAGTCTCATCTTCATCAAATCATAACCAATACAAAATCTCTTATTAGAGTCTTTACGATTATATCTGTTCTTGAGTTGCTTGATTCTAAACTGTGAAAGTTGTTCTAATTGATCATCAGTCATCATAGCAAACATAAAGTCAGCAGTGGCAGGTAGACCCCAAGATTCACTTGTGTTAGTCAAATCTGGGTCAGAGTCACCATAACCTTCTCTGTTTGTTTGTGTCGCAGTAAAAATAGGAATATCCTTCTCAACTGCTAAACCTCTCAACTCCTCAGCAATAGTTTTGATATACAAATACTTGTCTGCTTTGAATCTAGCTGAAAGTGTAGAGGAAGCACAGATATTGATATAATCAACAAAAAGAATATCGGGTTTGAATCCCTTTTTTAGTTCAAGTTCATCAAGCAATTTGTTGAAATCTGCTGCACTTCCTCTACCTGTCGGAAACTCTTTAAAAATCAATTTACCCTTGATGTTTCTACTCTTCTCTTCTAACTTACTTTGTAGAAGAGTTTTAGGAACTTCATCAAGTTCATTTATGTTTATATTTAATAAATTTGCATCAATCCTTCTGGCAAGTTCTTCTTCACTCATTTCAAGAGTAATATACAGAACATTTTTTTGATTAGCAAGACAATGTGAAGCAAAGTCAGTCATAAAGAAAGATTTACCAACATTAGTTCCTGCCATTACACAGTTCAAAGTCTTGGAAGCAATACCACCTCTTGTGACTTTGTTGAACAAGTCAATTCCAAAAGGTATTTTCTTCTCGTCTTTCTTGTTGTAGTAGTCAAATCTAGCATCAGCATCTTCAACATAATCATGGCCAAGTTCGATCTTGAATGTGACTGCCAGAGCTTGTTTAAGAATATCTGGAATGATGTTTTTGTTTTTCTTTTCTGTACCATCAATAATGGAAATAGATTCCATAACTGCATTGTATACAGCTTTCTCTTGACACCACTTTTCGGTTTTTTCCAATAACCATTGTTCGTCAGAAGTTTCGATATCAAAAAGTTCTTTTACAATCTCTTGACAATCTTCGACATCCTTGTCTGTCATTTGGATTGTTTGAACTTCTGTCAATAATTCATCTTTTACAGGGGCATTTTTATATTTCGAAATATGTTTTTTTACTATTTCAAAAATGTTCAATTCTTTTTTATCGTGAAAATATTCAGGATAAAGATGTGGGAAAGCTTTCTTTCTGTAAGAATCGTTCTTGAGAATCCCCGATATTATGATTCTCTCAACTCGCATTATTCCTCCGTTTTTTTTATATTATAACATAAACTATTTTTTATTGAAAGTGTTTTATTAAATTGCAAGAAGATTTTTCTATTCGGTCTTTTGCAATATTAAAATATTTTTGGTCTAACTCTATACCAATAAAGTTTCTATTTAAATTTTGACATGCGACACCAGTTGTTCCAGAACCCATAGTAAAGTCCAACACTGTTTCATTTTCTTTAGTGTATGTTTTTATTAAATATTCCATAAGTTCAAGAGGTTTTTGTGTTGGATGCAATCCTCTATCTTGACCAAATCTTTGAACAGAACTTGGATATCTAGTTCCCGAATTATCTATTGGGGTTTCTTTTGTCTGTTTTATATTCCCAGCTTGACCTTTTGTTCTTTTAGAATTCCACTTATAAGATTTACCAGAAACCATTTGAGGGTAATAAACTTTCGAATTAAAAACACTTACAATTTCATGTTTTTTCATAGGTTGAATCTTAGCTAAATATGGGTTTGTACCATTAGGTTTTTCCCATATCCAATCATATTTAAAATTCTTTATATTACTACACCTTAACATGGAACTAAAAGGTTCACTTCCGAATAATACTACTGGACAATCAGGTTTTATCAATTTATTTAACCTTTTCCACATCTCATCAAAAGGAATGATAGAATCCCATTTACAAGCAGTAGTACCATAAGGTGGATCTGTTATGATAGCATCAACCAATACATTTTCATCTATAAGTTTATCCATTATTTTTAAACAGTCTTCATTATATAAACATATCATTATTATAGAAACCTTTTCATATCAATAAAAGTATTTGTTTTACCCATAGCATTTTTACCACCAGTATCAGCAAAGGTCATGGTAGCTTGAAGTATAACAACACCTTCAGAGTCTTTAAATAATATACTGGCATTTTTAGTTTTCCCATTTCTAGAAATTGACAATTCAAAACCTTTTGTTAAATTTTCTATTAAATTTTGCAATTCTTTACTACGTCTAGAAGAAAGTACTTTTTGATTTCCAGCTGGTCCTATAGCAGCATAGAAATCATCTTTATTATCAAAACCTATCATGTGAAGCATTCTTTTATTAAAAACTTCTTTATTTTTAGAATAATGCGTATTGAATATTTTACTTATTATTTCAATAACTTCTCCATGAGTCTCTTTAGCTAAACTTCTTGCTTGGTCTTTAGTTTTTCCAGACTTCATTTCTGTCCCAATAATACTTTGAAAATCATATAATTTTTTTAACTCATCGGATGAACCAAATTTATCTACAAAATGTTCTATAAAATCTGGTATCCTTTTAGGTAAAGAAGAGATATCATCATAAAATAATGTCTTAATTAACGATAAAAATGTTGAATTCGATAAATTAATTGTGGATTTTTTATAAGCCTTTAATGAAGCAGTAATTCTATCAACTATAACTTTTTCAGAATCTTTTGTAACATTTAAAACCAAATCTGCTTTAGTTACACCCTTACCCGAATCACCTGTCAATTCAATATCAAAAGTTAATAAACCAAAATCTTCTGATTCTATAATAACATCATTAAATATTTGTTGTGCTATAACTTGACCTGCTGTTTCTTGTCTTTGAATTTCAGAATTATTAGCTTTCAGTTTAATCAATTCAGATTTCTTACTGTCATAAATTTTCTGCAATATTTCTGGTTGAGACCTCAAAGTTAATCTACCTTGAGAATTTTGAATAACTTTAGATAATTCTAGAGCTGTCGAATATTCAGATAAATATCCCAACCTAGATTTTAAATCAATTTTACCTTCATTAACTATATAACTACCCAAAGGTATCTTAACTTTTTTTCCGAAATTTAATTTTTTAAAAAATTTCGAAATTTTAGATTTAATAAAATTAACAATTTTATTTAAAAAATTAATCTCATTCAATTCCTTTTTTATTGAATATATTCTCATATAAACCCTCTCAGTAAATAATTATTTATTTATCAGATGTTCCGTAACTATATCTTTTTATCACATAATCATCTATTTTGTCAAGCACTTCTTTTGTAAAATACTTTTCTGGGTCATCATAGATTGCTTTTGGATACAATTTAGATTCTCCGACTAGAATCCTTGTACCACTCTTTTGAAACACTCCTGCTTCTAACCCAAGTTCAATCATTCCATGATATCTATCAAGACCTTTTTCGAAGTCAATTTTAGTTTCAATTGATGAACCTTCTTTAGTGAATCTTGACTTCTCCATTTTTATTTTTACTATGTTTCCAACTTTATCTGTACCCTCTTTCACTTGTTTTTTACTCAGAAGGGCAATGCTGGAGGCGGCGTATTTAAGACCACCACCTCCAGCAGAAGTTTGAGTAGGAATAAAACTACCAACACTGGTATAAGTATGGTTGGTAATAAGGAGAGGGACATTTGCTCTTCCAAGTTTGAGAGTGAGAACTCGGAAAGCAGATCTGATTAATTTTGGTCTTGTGAAATCTGCTTTATCAGAACCTGATGTAGTATCATTCACTTCCTTTGATGTAGATAACATACCCAAAGAATCCAAGCACATAAACAGTGGAGGTCTTTCTGATTCTTTTATTGCAAGATAAGCATCAAGAATTCTAACTGCTTGTGACTTAAATTCTTCAATAGTGGCAACAGGGAAGATTGTTATTCTGGATGAGTCAATTCCACGAGAATCAAACATTCCTTTTTCTAAGGCATTTTCAGTCTCAAAAAATAGAACTCTTCCTTCAGGTTTTGAAAGAAGAAAATTCTTCACAGCCTCAAAAACAAAAAAGGTCTTCCCTGTTGCCTGTTCACCTGCATAAGCAGTAACTTTATTTCCTGGAAGTCCTTTATAAATAGAACCAGATAAAATGGCATTCAAAGTGTAACTTCCAGTATCAATGTATGATTGTGTTTCTTCCATCTCACTGGCAGTCTGAGCAAACTCATTACCAGCAGCAGAAATAATATTTTCAAAATCCATATTTTTAACTCCTATAAAACTATTATATACTATCTTTTAGAAAAAGTCAAACAAACTTGAAGATTTTTTTGTCTTCCAACCACGAGCATCAACAATATCCTCAACAGACTCAAGGAAAGCTTTCTCCCATTGTTTTTCATAGTCGATAAACTTTTCCAATCCAAACTCTTTTGGTAGGACATTCTTGACTGCAAAAACAGTATCGAATATTGGGTTGGGTTGTTTTAGATAACAGAACTTGATCTTTTCACCTTCTTCTATCTTTTCATACTTTTTATCGAGGTTCTTTTCGACTAAGTATTTATTGAACAATAAAGCACCCTTCACATGTATCGGTGTACCTTTTGTGTAAAGTGTGTCTCTATCAGTATACTTTTTTAGATTGTTCACACCTCTTGGAAACATTACATCCTCTGGATTAGCTTTCATAAAGTCTTCTTTTGCAGTGTCAAGAAAATCAAACAACTCTTCTTGATTGCCATTCATTAAAATATCAATCGACTTCTTAATGTTATCACGACAAATAGCTGGTGTAGAACTCTTTACAGCAGATATACCCATCATCTTGAGTTTAGGTTTTTCATAACGAACACCCTCAGAATCAAGAACATTGAGAACATAGTGTTTCTTACCAATCCATATACCCTGATCAGCAATCACTTCTCGTTCCATAACCATCTTTTGTTTTGGGCAATTAAGATAATCTTTCAATTCATCATAGAACTGTTCCATGTAAGGTTGAATCTCGTTCTGTGAAATCAAGTTTAGTTTGTCAGTGATTTCTGTTTTGTCTTTGGTGTCCATCTCTTTGACATAATCAGACAAATCAAGATACAAAGAATCTGTATCAGAAGCAATCACGAAATCTTTGCCATCTTTACCAAACCTCTTACTTAGAAACTCGTTCATCTTTTTCTCAGCCCATCGAATAACTAACTGACCAGATGTTGTGATACCTTCTGCAATACGAACATCAAAGAATCGAAAGAACCTGTTTCCAATCGCACCATAAGCGGAATTCAATTGAATCTTCTTAACTAACTGAAGATTGTAATACTTATCTGCCAACATCTTAGTTTTATGGTCTTTGGTTCTCTCATACTCCTTCTGTAACTTGATCATCTCTTTCTTGTATATCTTCCTATCCTGATACATTTTAGACATCAGAGCAGGTAGAATACCAGTCTTAGTCCTGTCATAAACAGAACCATTAGCCATCATTGATTCCTTGGCATCTATGTCTGGTTTATAGACCTGATTGAGTAAATCATTCACAGTAACATGTTCATTTTTTCTTTTAAGAGTTTCGGGTGAACTATTCCATTGCATAATGATGTGGGGGTATAGTGAATTCAAGTCAAAAGAAGTCACCCACTCATAGTATCCAGGCTTAGGTTCTTTAACATAAGCACCTTCAAATGGTTGACTTGGTTGTTTGATTTTTGGTGGAACTACAACATTCTGTTTTCTCAATGCATTGAAGATAATAACATCCCACATACGAACTTGAAAGAATGTATCATCATAATTCACTTTTGCATCATAAGCCATGGTCTGAACCATCTCAATGAAACCAAGTTTTTCTTCAAGTCGAACAATCAACTCAACGTCTTTTACGTTGTATTCAATAAACTTCTGATAGTCTTTTTCGTAAAGATCGAAAAGACCTTCATACTCAGAGTAGTCCAACTTCTTTTCACCGAGTTCAACGAAAGCAATATGATCAAGTCTGTAGCTTTCTTGGTTAGTGAAAGTAAATTTCTTGTACATTTCAAGATAATCTAAACCAGTGACCCCTAATATGTTATAAGTTTGTTGTGTTCCACCAGACGGCCCAGCAATTTGATATTTTTGAATCGATCTTTCTCTCAAAATACCAAAAGGTGATAGTTTTTTGGATTCTCTATCACCTAAAAGTGTTTTGATACGATTGACAAGATAAGGAATATCGAAGAACTTAGTATTCTACCCTGTAATAATATCAACTTCAAAACCAACCCAAAACTTGACAAAGTAGTGTAACAATTCATGTTCCGAACTACATTTCCTGTAATGAATGTTTTCTTTGTGTGGTTTGTAATCTTTTAATCCGAAAACAAAGTATCTCTTACCATCAGAAACCGTAATTGCAGTTACAGGTTCTGAAGCTTCCTCTGGTTTTGGAAAACCATTTTCAGAAGAAACCTCAATATCGAGATATAGTTTCTTTACCAACTTAGGGTCAAATTCTATATCTTCTGGATAATTATCGGAAATATAAGAATATTCAAAGTTTGCCATACCATAATAATCTTCTTTGGTGCTCTTTTGAAAACACTTATCCTTTGCTTCTTGAAGACTTTGAAAGACAATCTTTTTTAGAGGATTACCATAAATATCTTTATATTTTGTACTCTCACCTGCATTACATTTCATAAACATGGCAGGTTGATATGGAACTTTATCAATAAATCTTTTACCGTTGACAAAACCTCTGACACACATTTTGTCATTAACGGAATTAACTGACGTATAGAAACGCATAAAACCTCTTTTCTGTTACTATTATAATAAAATAAAACGGAAAAGTCAAGTATTATGATAAAACTGGACTGGTAATAATACCGCTAGTCATTCTCCTATATTCTGATTCAATTTGATCTTGTGTATGATAAAATAAAACAACATCTTGAGTACTTACTGTAAAATTAACATCTTTGGCAAAAAACACCCAAGGAACAAAAGTCACTTTATTTTCAACTGGTATCATTGTTACTGGTTTTTCAACTTTGAACAGAACATTCTGATTGATAGATTCAACTAACTTATCAAAGTCAATTTCTGTTCTGAAAATCACTTCTTCACCTGTTTTTAATCTCATTGCATAAACATTCATTCTATATTCCTTTCATATATCCGTCTTTGTCTAAATTTAGGACTTTGACGTAATCAAAATTTGGGCAAGTTTTTTTACTATTAACTTCCTTATGCCCGTG